ACCTGTTCGGCCTTGCCCCCACCCCCGCCGTTACCAGCCTCGCGAAGGACCAGGAGCAGCCGCCCGCGCCGAGGAGTAGCGGCACCGGGGTCACCGCCAACTGGAGCACCACCCCCGACCCGAAGACCGACGGCGGCAGCAGCCGGGCCGACGACGTGCGCTCCGCCCTCAACGACGCCGACGCCGCGAGCAAGCGTCTGCACGGCGCGATGGACGACGCCGCCACCCGCGACCCCGACCTCGACCGCCAGTTCCGGGAGCAGATCACCGCGAACTGGGGTGCGCCCCTGTCCACGACCCCGCCCGCCGCGCCGGCCGACGGCAAGGACGCCGCCGACCCGCGCCGGGAGATGGTCTTTTCGATCGTCGAGAAGGCCGGCCCGGACGGCGTCGGCCCCGAAGCGATCCGCGATATATTCGCACACGCGTTCGGACCCTTGGGGTTCGAGGCTCCGCATGCGGCCACGATCGGCCGCTGGCTGGCCGCCGACTCGCGTGTCCACAAGCCCGGATACGGCCGCTACGCCGTCCGTCCCGACCAGAAGACGGGAGAGTGACCATGACCACCGCCGAGCAGCGGCAGCAGCCGATCACGCTGACCCCCGCCGAGATCCAGGAACTCCTGGCCCGTGTCTCGTTCGACCGCTACACCCGGCAGGCCGATGTCGAGGCGCCGGCCGGGCCGCGCTCGAACCTGGTGAAGCCGGTGCAGGAGCAGCCGGCCGCACCGGCCGCCGGCGTGTACCCGATCGTCCCGACCACCGTGGTCCCGTACGCGGGGTCCGGCGTCGCGCCGGTGCAGCAGGTCCTCCTCCCTGACGGGCGGGTCGTCACCGGCTACGCCATGACCCCGGCCGCCCCGGTCCCGCAGGCTGCCCCCGTGCAGCGCGGAGGGATCGATCCGACCGCACAGAAGTTGGCGGGTGCCGGCGTCCTCGCCGTCGGGGTCGGGTATGGCGGGTCGCTGTTGCTGTCGGCGATTGCCGCGGCGGAGGCCGGGCTTATCGCGCTCGCCGTGTGCCTCATCGCGGTGTGGTTGATGAGTGGCCGGCGCGGTGGGGGAGCGGGCAGTGTGCGGGTGGATGTCCGGGTGAGTCCGACATTCACAACAACAAACAGAGTTACCAACCGGTAATTACCGGGGGGCGTCTGAATGTGCATCGTGAATTGACAGTCGCTGACGGAATTTCCCGCACGGGTTCATTGGTGAACCCCACCTATGGGAATGGTAAGAGATTCCTATGCGTTAGGTAAAGGAGCGCAACGGTCGTGCCGCCTGGTTAGTCGGGTGGCACTGCCGGGCGCCAGCGCCACCTCATGGGGGCCTCAACTGCCCCCCGGGCTACGGCTAACCACAAGTGACCGCCCCGATTGTGAGGGCCCCGCACGCCGGCCGTGCGGGGCCCTCTTATGTCACAACCGGTGACGTTGACTTGTCTAAACAATCCCCTGTAAATCTCGCAGGCAAATGACGATCAGGAATAGGACATGATGTCTGACGTTGGAAGTCCGTTGATGGGGAGCAGGAAGTGACACAAGGCGACGGCGCCTTGAGGGGGGCGCTGAGGACGTTGCTGCAACGACGCCGAGCGAACCTCAACCCCGCCGATTACGGGCTCACCCGTCTCGCCCCGCAGGGACGCCGCGCCGCCGGCGGAGGCCTCTCCCAGACCCAGGTCGACGACATCCTCGGCCTCGGCCGCGGCACCTACGAGCGCCTCGAAAACGGCCGCTACCCCAACGCCCCCGAGCACGTCCTCAAGGCCGTCGGCGACCTCCTCGACCTCGACCCGCACGAGTGGGTGTGGCTGTGGCGCATGACGTGGCGCCGCGACCCCCCGTTCCCACTGCACGCGAACTCCGAGGAGATCCCCGCGTCGTGGCTGCGGGTCATCAACTCCATCCCGCACCCGGTCTACATCACCACGCACCGCTGGGACCTCGTCGCCTACAACCCGGAGTTTCCGAAGATCTTCCCTGATGGGAACGTTCCCGGGAACACGATGGAGTGGATGCTCCTCGACCCCGTCGCCCGGGACGTCCTCGGTGACTGGTCGATTGCGTGGGCGCCGTTCGTCGCCCCGCAGCTGTGGGCCGCCCGGGCCGCGTACCCCGACGACGAGCGCATCGCCGACCTCGAGCAGCGGGTCCTCGCCGACCCCGTCTCCGGCCCTATCTACCGGGCCTTCGGCATCATCTACGTTCACCCCGACGGGGCATGCCGGCCGTTCAACCACCCCCTCCACGGGCCCGGCTGGATCACCATGCACGCCTCCTCCCCGAAGTCGTCGCCCAGGTTCATCACCATGACGATGATCTTCGATGCGGGCCCGGAGCCGCCCATCGCCTGGCCCGGGCTGCGCGCCACCCGCCCCGACGACGCGTAGCCACCCACGGACCGGCCGGCGGACAGCACACCCCCCTGAAGCTGCCGCCGGCCCTTCACTACCCACCCTCGACCCCGCCCGCCCAGGAGGACCCGTGCCCGCGCACGTTGGTAGACCCGAGATAGCTCTCGCCGCGCACCGCATCACCACGGACGACCTCGTCGAGCACATCCGCGCCACCTATGCCGACCCCGACGAGCACCCCCGCATGAAGCTATGGGAGCGCCTCATCCGTAACACGGGCGTCGTGCAGCGGTATTGGAGCCGGCCCCTCCTCGAGGCGACCCGGCCCACCGGTGTCGGCCACCGCGCCGGCGTGGCGTTCGGCGACGCTCTCGACCTCGCCGAAACCGCCGCCCGCAAGGCCCTCGACGTCGCCGGTCTCGACCCCGGCGACGTCGACGCGATCGTCACCAGCCACACCACCAGCTGGACCGTGCCCGGCCTGGACGTGCACCTCGTCGAACGCCTCGGCCTGCGCCCGAACATCGCCCGCATGCCGGTCGCCACCCTCGCGTGCTCCGGTGGCGCGCACGGCATCATCCGTGCCGCCGGCTATGCGAAGTTCCGGCCCGGCGTCCGCGTCCTCGTCGTCGTCGCCGAAACCCTCTCGACCATCTGGCACGACTCGGAGGACACCCCGCAGTCGATGATTTACCGGGCGCTGTTCGGGGACAGCGCGGGCGCGTGCATCGTCTCCGGCATACCCGACGGCACCACCCCCGCCGCCGGGTTCATCGCCGACGACCCGTTCGAGTTGATCCTCCCGGACAGCCGCGACCGCTACTGGGGCCGCATCGACGACGCCGGCCTGCACTTCGAGTCGACCCGGCTCGCGGCCCGCGCGGCCGCCGATGCCCTCCCGTACATCACCGAATGGCTCGGCGACCGCCGGCCAGGGTGGGCTATCGTCCACCCCGGCGGGCCCCGCATCATCGACGACGTCGTCGCCGGCATCGGCCTCGACCCGGCCAAGGACGGCCGGCACTCACACACGTCACTCGCCGAAAACGGCAACCTGGGCGGCGCCGCCGTACTAGACGTACTGCGCCGCACCCACGACGACCCGCCAGCACCCGGAGACCCCGGCGTGCTGGTCGCTTTCGGGCCCGGCTTCAGTGTCGCCGGAGTCCGCGGCACCTGGGCATAACCCACACCGCGCGCCCCCACCGCGCCCGGCATCCGAGGAACCCCACCACCGATGAGCACCCCGTCTCAAACACCGCGCCGCCGGCACGCCCGCGACGGCCGCGCCCACCTGACGCTGGTCTCCAGCCAGGACGGCCCGGCCACGCCGGCCGCACCGGCGGACGACGACGAGCACCAGCCGGACATCCAGGCCGACACCACACGTCGACTCCTGATGTCCGGTAGCGCCACCGTCCGCGCGCTCATCGCCCTCGGCGCCCTCGTCACCGCGCTCGGCCTGGTGTCCGCCGCCAAGTCGATGGCCCTCGAGGGGCACGAGCACGCCCCGGAAGCCGCCAACCCCGACCGGCCGACCGCCGACACCGACGCGCCGGCCCCGCACCCCCCGAACACCGCGCCGGCCCCGGCCGCGCCAGCCGTTCCGGTCGTCCCGGCGTCGAAGACCGCGTCGACGCCGCAGACGGTGCCGGCGACGGTCAAGTCCCCGACCCACCAGCCGGGGGCGACCGACGGCCAGTCGGTGCCCATCAAGTACACGATGCCCGGCCCGGCCCCGACCGGTAAGCACCGCCGGCCGCACGGCGGACACGAGGAACACCACGACGGCCACGGCCACGGCAACGGCCACGGTCGGCACCGACGCGGCGACCACCACGACCACGAGCACGAGCACGGGCGTGGCGGACACGACCACGACCACCGGCACGCCGGCGGGCACGACGACGGCGGCGTCATGCCCCTCGCCGGCGACTGCTCCGGCCACGTGCGCGACGCCGCACCGCCCAGGACGCCGGCCCCGAACGCCCCTGCCGGCCCGCGTGGATCGTTCTACGAGGCCGCCGATTTGACTTCGTCGGCTTGGTGAACTCAGTATGTGATCAGCTGAAAAACGTGTCGCTAAGGGCCGCCCCTCACCGGGCGGCCCTTCGGCGTTTACAGGGGAGGCAACACCCTCGATGACGTCGTCGTACCGCCCCGTCCTGTTGGCCCCCGCCGACATCGCCCACCTCATCGGCCGGCCCGTCGGCACCGTGAAGCGCTGGGCGCACGAGGGACGCATCACCTCCCACGGCGGCCGCTACGACTACCTCGAGGTCAGTGACGTCGCCACCGGCGCCGTGAAGGTGCCGCCGAAGCGCACCGCGCTCTCTGTCGGCGTCTAGCGGCGCCCCCTCTATCTGAGCGGCAACGATCCCGCGGACCCTCCGCGGACACCTGGCGGTGACGGCCGCCGCTCACCCCCCTATACCGGCCCCGCGCGGACGAACGTTTCCGGCGGGGCCTTTTACTGTCGGCCGCCCGCATTGAGGGGTGCGCGGCGGCCGGCTCCCTCACCCCTCGGAGTCGCCCATGCCGTCCCTTCCCGCCGGATACGATCCCCGCGCCCCGCGTTCCGCACGCCGCGCCATCTCCCGGCGCACCGCACGCCAGCAGACCGCAAGCATGCACACCTTCTTCGGGACCGCACCCCGGTACGAGCCGGCCCGCGACAACTCGTGCGAGCGGCACCACCGCCGGCTGCCCTGCAACCGCTGCAACGCGTAGGGACGGCCCGCACATGGCACCCGACACCCCCACACCCGACCCGGCCGACGACGGGCAGGACTCGGGCCTTGAACTCATCTCCGTCAGCGGGGCGCTCGGCAACGCGGTCCGCATCCTGCGGAACGCCGAAATGGAACGTGACCTGGCGTTGATGGAACGCCTCACGGACCTCGCCGACTCCTGGATCGGCGTCGCCGCACTCATCGCCCAACTGTGACCCGCACCCACCGAACACCCCGCCCGGAGGCGACCATGCCCGCAGTCACGCCCATCGACGAACTCCACGGTCTCGTCAACGACCTGGAGGACGAGGGCCACGCCCTCGCCGGCCGGTTCCGGGACCTCGTCGACCACCTCAAGACCGAGTTCGGCCACCTGATCGGCGGCGGCAAGAACGAACTCGAGGCGTTCGTGCAGGGCCTCGTCGGCACCCTCGTCCCCGAGCTGACCAAGGTGAAGGCGCAGATCGTCGCCGAGGTCGTCGCCGAGCTCGGCAAGGTTGTTGCCGAGATCAAGGACGTCGTCGACGCCGCCGCCACCCCGGCCCCGGAGCAGGTCGAGCCGTCCGCGGCTCCCGTCCAGGGCTGACCCCCCAGCGGACTCCGGGCCGGGGCCCGCCCCCCTTCGGGTTCGTAGCTCAACGGGAGAGCAGCGGTCTCCAAAACCGCGAGTGCAGGTTCAACTCCTGCCGAGCCTGCAACCCGCCCCGGTCCTCACGGCCGGGGCTTTTTCGTTGCCCGACCCCTCACGGGAGCCCACGCATGCCCGGCGCCGTCTACGTTGAGACCCGCGACGTCCCCCTCGACGAACTCAGCCCATTCCCCGGGAACGCCAAGCGCGGCAACCCCGGCGAGATCCTCAAGAGCCTCCGCCGTAACGGCCAGTACCGCAGCCTGATCGTCCGGCAGGTGCCCGACGGGCCGCTCATCGTCCTCGCCGGTAACCACACCATGCAGGCCCTCCAGTCGCACGGCGCCGGCAGGTGCCAGTACGCCGACGACGAGAAGAACCCGTGCGCGATGTGCTCGGGCGGCGACTGGGACGGCACCACCGCCCGCTGCGAGATCGTGCTCTGCGACGACGCCGACGCCCGCCGTATCAATCTCGCCGACAACCGTCTCGCGGACCTCGGAGGGTATGACAACGACTCGCTGGCCGAGTTGCTGTCCTACCTCGATGGGGACTACGAAGGCACGGGCTACAACGACGACGAGGTCATGGCGCTCATCACCCCGCCGGACCTCGACGACCTCACCGACAGCGACGACGACCCCGGCGACGACGAGCCGGCCGAGAATCCGACCCTCGCGGACCGGTTCCTCATCCCGCCGTTCGACGTCCTCGACGCCCGCCAGGGCTGGTGGCGCACCCGCAAACGGCAATGGCTGTCGCTGGGTATGCGCTCCGAGGTCGGACGTGAAGGGAACCTCGTCTTCGAGGGCATGGCGAAGGCCGACCCGAAGTACTACGACAAGAAGCGGGCCGTCGAGCAGGCGATCGGCCGGCCGTTGACCGCCGCGGAGTTCGAGGCCGACCACTACGTCCGCCCCGACGACGCGGTCGCCTCCGGCACGTCCGTGTTCGACCCGGTTCTCTGCGAGTTGGCCTACCGCTGGTTTTCACCGGCCGGCGGGACGATCCTCGACCCCTTCGCCGGCGGGTCCGTCCGCGGTATCGTCGCCGGCATCCTCGGCCGCACCTACCGCGGCAACGACCTCCGCGCCGAGCAGGTCGAGTCGAACCGTGAGCAGCGCGACGAGTTCACGAACCGTCGACTCCTGGCCGCCGACCCGTCATGGACGATCGGCGACAGCGCGGAGTGGGTGAACAACCTCGAACCGGCTAGCGCCGACATGGTCTTCACCTGCCCGCCGTACTACGACCTTGAGGAGTACAGCGACAACCCCGCCGACCTGTCCTCCATGTCGTATGACGGCTTCGACGAGGTGTACGCGCGGATCATCGCCGGGGTCGCCCGGGCGTTGAAGCCGAACCGGTTCGCCGTGTTCGTCACCGGTGACGCCCGCGACAACCGCGGAGGCCTCCACGACCTTCGCGGCTCCACGATCCGCGCCGCGGTCGCCGCCGGCCTCGTCTACGCCTCCGGCGCCGTCCTCGTCAGCCCCGTCGGTAGCGCCGCCGTCATGGCCGGCCGCACGTTCGCCGGGACCCGCGGACTCGCCCGCACCCACCAGGACGTCATCGTGTTCTGCAAGGGCAACCGGGCCGAAGCCACGAAGGCGTGCGGCGACGTCGACGTCCACCTCCCCGACGGTGTCGACGAGGCGTTCGCCGAGGTCGACGAACTCGCCGAAGCGGCTTGAGAAGCCACCCCACCCTCCCTGATGCTGTAGCTACACGCACAGTCGTTGAACAGGGAGAACATGATGGGACGCGCTCGCGAACTGACGATGGGGACCCGCCGGCCGCGCCGTAACGGCATCGCCGCAAACCCCGACTATGCCGCCCTGCAGCGCATGACCAAGGCGCAGGCCCCGGACGTCGAAACGTTCCGCACGGTCCTCGACCGCGTCGGCACCAACCCGGCCCGGATGCGCTTCAAGGAAGGCGTCATCTACATCGAGGCGTGCAAGCGGTTCCGGGAGCTGACCGGCGAGGACTACGGGCCCCGCCTCGGCACCTACTAACCACAACCGAACACCGCCCGCGCGGCCCGCCCCCCCAACTGGGGAGCGGGCCGCGGGCATTTCCCCCTCACGAGGAGGTGGCCGGCCGTGTCCGACGAGCGCGCCGTCCAGGCCCTCACCCTCCGCCTCGCCGGCGTCGACTGGCAGACCATCGCCGACAAGCTCGGCTACGACGACGCCGCCGACGCCCTCGACGCCGCCACCGAAGCCGCCGACACCCAATACGACGGCCTCCCCATGGACCCGCTCCGGGTCCTCGAGGTACTCCGACTCGACCGGTTGCAGGCCGCCGTCTGGAAGGACGCCATGAAGGGCGACCTCGGCGCCGTCGCGACCGCCCTGAACATCGGCGACCGCCGTATCCGCATGCTCCGACTCAACCAGCGGAGCCGAGATTGAGCAGCCTGCGACCCGAACACGCCGACGGCGACAAGCCGAAGTGCGGCGCGCAGAAACGGCAAGGCGCCCCCGGCGAGACCTGCACCTTCGTTGCCGGATGGGGCACCGACCACGTCGGCTTCGGGCACTGCCGCCTCCACGGCGGCAACACCCGCAACCAGAGGGCCGCCGCCCGCGCGGAGAAAGCCGACACCGAGGCCCGCAGGGTCCTCGCCACCCTCGACGTCGTCCCCGTCGAGGACCCTTTCGCCGCTCTATCCCGCCTCGCCGGCCAGGTACTCGCCTGGCAGGAGGCTTTGAGTGGCATCGTCAACCAACTCGGCGACCGCGTCCGCTACGAGGGCGCGTCCGGGTCCGAGCAGCTCCGCGCCGAAATCGCCCTCTACGAGCGGGCGATGGACCGCACCGGAACGATCCTCGGCATGATCGCCAAACTCGACATTGAGGACCGCATGGCCCGGGTCACCGAACGGCAGGCCGACGCGCTGATCTCCGCACTTGAGGCCGGACTGGCCGCAATCGGGGTGACCGGCACGGAAGCCGACGACGCACGACAGGCTGCCGCCCGGCACCTCCGCGCCGTGTAGCACATCCAGGGAGGGCCGCCGTGTCCACCGCCCTGGACGCTCTCACCCTCGCCGCCGACCGGCTCGAGGGCCGCACCGCGGCCGTCGACCGCTACCCGACCCCCCACGACCTGGCCCGGGAACTCGACCCCAAGGTCGTCCGGACGCCCGCGCTCGCCCTCCTCGACCAGAACCTCATCGACGCCGCGGAAGGCCGCTGCCGGCGCCTGATCTGGACGATGCCCCCACAGGAAGGCAAGAGCCAGCGGGTATCCCGCACCTTCCCGGCCTGGCTACTCGCCCGCGACCCCGACAAGCGCATCGCGATTGCGTCATACGAGCTGGGCACCGCCCGCCGGTGGGGCCGCGCGATCCGAAACGACATCGCGTCGAACCCCGAGAAGTTCGGGCTGCGGATCCGCCGCGACACGGCGTCGGCGGCCGAGTGGCAGATCCAGGACCACGCCGGCGGCGTCTACTCCGTCGGCGTCCAGGGCGCCCTCACCGGCCGGCCCGTCGACGTCCTCATCATCGACGACCCGATCAAGGACCGCGCGCAGGCCGAATCGCTCGTGTTCCGCGAGCGGGTGTGGGACTTCTGGACGGACACCGCGCGCACACGATTCGGGCCCGAGACCGTCGTCATCGTCGTCCTCACAAGGTGGCACGAAGACGACCTCGCCGGGCGGCTCCTCGCCCAGGACGTCCGCGGCGAGTGGCGGCACATCAACATCCCCGCCGAGGCGGACCACGACCCGAACAAGGGGCAGACCGACCCGCTCGGCCGCGCCCCCGGCGAGTACCTGCTGTCGGCGCGCGGGCGCACCGCGCAGGACTGGGAGCACACCCGGCACGACGTCGGCTCCCGTACCTGGACGAGCCTCTACCAGGGCCGGCCGTCCCCGACCGCCGGTGACGTCTGGAAACGGCAGTGGTGGCGCCGCTACGGCACCCCGCTGTGGTCGCAGCACCCCGAACACCCCGACGCCTACTGGGTCGACGAGTTCGACCAGCTGATCATGTCGTGGGACATGGCGTTCAAGGACACGAAGTCGTCGGACTTCGTCGTCGGGCAGGTGTGGGCCCGCAAGGGCGCCAACGTCTACCTACTCGACCAGATCCGGAAGCGCCTCAGCTTCACGGACACCGTGGCGGCGTTCCAAGCCATGGTGAAGCGCTGGCCGCAGGCCACCGGGAAGCTCGTCGAAGACAAGGCGAACGGCACGGCCGTCATCTCGACCCTCAAGAGCAAAATCCCCGGGATTATCGCGGTCACCCCGACCGAGTCGAAGTACGCCCGCGCCAACGCCGTCAGCCCCGTCATCGAGGCCGGTAACGCGTTCCTTCCCGACTCGGAGGTCGCGTTGTTCGACCCGGACGAACTCATCGACGAGGCCGCGGCGTTCCCGAACGCGTCCCATGACGACCAGGTCGACGCGACCAGCCAAGCGTTGGCGTACCTCCTCCTCGACCAGACCGGCGCGCACGCCTGGATCAACCACTACCGGGCCAAGGCCAGCCACGCCGAGCCCGAACCGCCAGCCGACACCGCCGGGCCCGACGAGGCCACGCCAGCCGCCGAGCCGGCCCCGCCCGTCGACCCCGTCGCCGACGCGGCCGACGCCCGTAAACGCGCCCGCGACGCCCGCTTCCGGGACCAGCGATAACCCCTCACCCCTCAGGAGCCCCCGCGATGGCGTCGCCCCTCGGCACGCACGTCTCCATCGACTGCCCGCTCTGCCCGGACCAGGTGAACGTCCCCGTCACGCCGGCCGACGGCGACGACAACGTCCTCACCGTCTCAATCGACTTCGGCGCATGGCGCGACCACATCGCCGCCACGCACACCCGGCGGAAGACGGCCCAGCCGTAGATAGGAGGCACCGCCCCCGATGAGCCTCCGCGACCGTCTCACCAAGGCGTTCCGGTCCCGTACGCCGGCCGACGTGCAGGCCGGCGATGAAGCCGCCGGCATGACCCAGGCGATGCCGTTCTCCCCGGGCCAGCCGATCAGCCCGTACGACGGGTACAGCCGCACCCCCCGCAGCCACGACTTCGTCACCGGCTTCAACATCAGCTCCCGGCCGAAGGCGAACGAGCGCGTCTCCTTCGACACGCTCCGCGGGCTGATCGAGTCGTACGACGTAGCCCAGATGTGCATCTGGCACAGGATCGACTCCATCCGCGCCCTCAGCTGGTCCCTCGTGCCGGCCCGCGGCTTCCGCGGCGACGCCGACGCGGCCATCGACCGCGGCATGGCCGTCCTCGCCAAACCGGACGGGCAGAACCCGTTCCCGACATGGCTCGCGACCTGGCTGTACGACATTTTGGCCTACGACGCCGGCGCCCTGTACCGGCGCCGTAACCGGGCCGGCCGTGCGATCGGGTTGAGCGTCGTCGACGGCACGACGATCGCGCCCCTCCTCGACTACTGGGGCCGTTCCCCGGAAGCGCCGGCCGAGGCATACGTGCAGTACGCGAACGGGCTCCCGTGGAACTCGCTCACCCGTAGCGACCTCGTCTATGTGCCGTTCCGGCCCCGGTCGAACAGCCCCTATGGGTACGCGCCGCTCGAGAGCATCTTGCTCAACGCGAACACCGACCTCCGGTTCCAGCAGTACTTCCTCCAGCGGTTCACCGCCGGCAACATCCCCGAAGCGTTCGCGTCGGCGCCGGATGGCTGGACGCCGCAGCAGATCGAGGAGTTCCAGGGCTACTGGGACGCCGCGATGTACGGCGACCAGGAGGCCAAACACCAGATTCGATGGATGCCCGGCGGCGGCAAGATCGAGTGGAGCAACGAGAAAGACTTCTCCGACTCGTTCTCGTTGTTCTTGATGCGGAAGACGTGCGCCGCCTACCACATCGTCCCGTCCGACCTCGGCTTCACCGAGTCCGTGAACAAGTCCTCGGGTGAGACGCAGGCCGACGTGCAGCACCGCGTCGGCGACCTCCCCCTCGTGTCGCACATCGAGGGCGTCATCACGTCGTTCCTCCAGCACGACATGGGCCTCCCGCTCGAGTTCAGTTTCGACACCGGGCAGGAAAAAGAGGACCGACTTGCCCTCGCCCAGGCGTGGCAGATCTACATCAACTCCGGCATGGCCAGCCCCGACGAGGGCCGCGAGGAACTCAACGGCCTGCCCAGCGACCCGCGCCGGCCCACCCCCCGATTTATCAACACGACCCGCCTCGGCCCGGTCCCGCTGCTGTCCATCGACGGCATCGGCGGCCGCGTCGACCCGGAGACGTACGCGCCGGCCGAAGACCAGGAACTGCCGGCGCAGCCGTTCGTACCCGCCCCGGGTGTCCTCCCGGCCGAAGGCACCACCGAGGCCGCATCGGTGGCCGCGGCCGCAGACACGTACCAGTCGGCGGTGCACGCCATCGCCCAGCCGGCCGACACCGACGCCAGCCCGGTCACCAAGGACGCCGCGGCCGCGCCGGCCGCCGACGCCGGCCCGGGCATCACCACCGACACCGGGCTGCACGGCTACGACCTCGACGACCACGACGACGACACCGGCGAGGAACTCGCCAAGCGGGAACTCACCGCGTTCCGGGCGTTCCGTAAGGCCCGCCGGCGGTCCGGCACGTGGCGCGACTTCGAGTTCCGGCACGTCGCCCCGGTCGCCGGCCGCCGCCTCAACCAGGCCGGCCGCGCGGCGGTACGGAAGGACGCCGGCGAGATAGCGTGCGCCGGGCTCGCCGTGCGCGCAGCCGACACCGGCCGCGTCCTCATGATCCAGCGTGCGCTAGACCCGGACGACCCGGCCGCCGGCATGTGGGAATTCCCCGGCGGCCACCTTGAGGGCGACGAGTCCCCGGTGGCCGGCGCCGCCCGCGAGTGGTGCGAGGAAACCCACTTCATCCTCCCGTTCGACCCCGACGGCATAGCGGCCCTCGCGTTCGCTGCGCCCGCGTGGGTGTCCGGCATATACGCCGGGTACGTCTACACGATCCCGTCGGAGTCGATGCTCGACCTCGGCCGGCGCGACCAGGTCACCAACCCCGACGATCCCGACGGGGACGCGGTGGAGGCCGTCGCATGGTGGGAGCCCGACCAGCTCCGCGGCAACCCGGCCGTCAGGGCGGAACTCCTCGCCACGCTCGACGCCGTGCTCGGCGCGCTCGAGGGCCGGCCGGCCGCCGTCGACGCCGCCGCGGTGTGCCCGTGCGGCACGCCGGCCGCGTACGACGAGCTCGACGGATGGCAGCACGCCGACGGCAGCATCGGGCACGAGGACGGCGAGTCCGTCTCCGACAAGATGTGGGCCTCGCTGGCGAAGGCGGCCCTCGACCCAAAAGGTGACGGCGCCGACGAGGGGTCGGCCCGGTGGCCCGGCTGGAAGATGGACCTGAAGGCCATCGCCCACTGGGGGCCCCGGATCGCCGCCGCCCTCCGCGGCGCCATCAACGCCCGCAGCCTCGCCAAAGCCTGGCTGGGCCTGAACCCGTCGTCGGATGCGTCCCGTAAGGCGGACCGGATCCGCGAACTCGGCGACGAGGCCCGCGACTGGCTCGAGCAGCACGCCCCGGCGCTGGCCGGCGCCCTCGAGGACGCCCTCGGCGGCGCCTACCTAGACGGCTGGGTCATCGGTGCCGTATCCGCCGAGGCCGTCGCCGGCGCGGCCGCCGGCATCGACTGGGGCGGCTGGACACCCGGCGACGCCCGGGCGGCCCGGATCCTCCTCGGCCGCACCGGCAACGGCGAAGGCCTCGAACAGCTCCTCAACGAGTCCGGCGTCACCATCAAATCCATCGTCAACACCCGCCTCAACGCCCTCGGCCGGCTCCTCGCCGAAGGCGCCGAACGCGGCGACAGCCCGACGACGATCGCCCGCGCGATCGAGGGCCTCCTCACCGACGCGTCCCGCGCCGAGATGATCGCCACCACGGAACTGTGCCGGGCGGTATCGCAGGCCAGCCTCTCCACGTACCTCATCAACGGCATCGAGTCCGTCGAGTGGATCTCCGCCGGCGACGGCCGTGTCTGCCCCATCTGCCAGACCAACGTTGAGGCCGGCCCGCGCCGGCCCGGCTCCCTCTTCCCGTCCGGTCAGTCCGCCCCGCCCGGGCACCCCTGGTGTCGATGCGCCCTCGTACCCGTGACAGGAGGCAACTGATGCCCGACGAGCAGCGCTACGTGCTCGGCGTCGCCTACCAAGCCGGCCCCGACCCCATGATCAAGCGGGGTGCGGACGGCGGCCGCGACTTCTTCTCCCCGGAGGAGCTGGAGAAGGCGGCGTGGAAGTTCCTCAAGAACGGCCCCGAGTCCGGCCTGTTCCACGCCGACGGCACGGAGGGCGCGGCCACGGTCGTCGAGTCGTACATCTACCGCGGCCCCGACTGGGACCTCGGCGACGTCGTCGTCAAGTCCGGCGACTGGCTGGTCGGCGCGATCCTCGACGAACACGCCTGGCAGCTCTACAAGTCCGGGCGCGTCACCGGCTGGTCGCCGCAGGGATCGGCGCGCCGTATCACCCCACGGAGTAGCTGATGCCCCACACCCCCGACGACGACTTCACCGAACTCGTCGACGCCGACATCGACCGCGTCGACCTCGTCGACAAGGCCGCGAACGGACTCCCGTTCCTCATGGCCAAGGCCGCCGACGACGGCGCCCCGGCCGGCCTCATGGCGCCGGACCTCATCCGCGACCTCATCGGCAAGACCGCCGACCCCGCCCCGGAGGCGGAGGAGACGGTGACGATGACCGGCACGCCCGGCGCCCTCGCCCAGCTCATCCACAAGGCCGGCGGCCGTCTGGTCCCCGACGCCCCCATCACGAAGGACGCGGACACCATGGCCGAAGCCGACCTCGACCCGACGGTCGTACTCGCCGAGCCCGAGGACAACGCCCCCGGCGACGCCGGCACGCCCGGCTCGCCGGCGTGGGAGGCCGTCGACGCGGCGACCGCCCGCAAGTGGACCGCGATCCTGTCCCGCGCCAAGGCCGCGCTCGGCGTCATGGCCGACCGTGAACTCCTCGAGGCCGCGGCTGGCGACGGCGACGACTACGACTCGGCCCTCAACCTCGACGACGCCGCATGCGCCATCGACTACGCGATCTCGGTTCTCGCACCGTTCGCCGTCGACGAGGAGGCCGAAGTCATCCGCGGCACCGCCGAACTCGACGCGGTCGGCAAGGCCCTCCACGGCTTCGACGCCGCCCCGCTCGACGTCATCGAGTCCCTGACCCAGGTGGCGAAGGCCGGCCGGTCGCTGTCCGCCGCGAACGAGCGCGCCATCCGCGAGGCCGTCGAGTCTCTGCAGAAGGTCCTCGCGTCCCTGCCGGCCGCCCCCGACACCCAGGAGAGCGGCCGCCCGGTCGCCAAGAAGGAGACCGACATGCCGGAGACCGGCAACGCCCCCGAGACCGCCGTCACCGACACCGTCGACCCGGTCGGCAAGGCCGACGCCGGCGCCGAAGGCAAGGCGCCGATGGTCGCCGTGTACGACGCCAAGGGCAAGCTCGTGGGCATCGTCGACCCCACCGAGATCACCCCGATCTCCGGCGCCGACGCCGCCGAGGAGCCGGCCGCCGAGGCCGAGCCCGCGCCGGCCGCCGACGACCTGACCCCCGCGCCGGCCGCCGAGGTCGGCACGCCGGCCGACGAAGACGTCGCCAAGGAGGCCGAGCCCACCGAGGCCGAGCCCGCCGGCGACGACGTCACCAAGACCACCACCGACACCGACTCGGACGACATCCTCAAGAGCAGCGACATCCGCGACATGGTCAAGGGACTGCTCGACGACCACAGCGCCGACCAGATGGCACAGCTCACCAAGACCGGTGAGGCCATCGTGGAACTGGCGGACATCGTCGAGACCCTCAAGGGCCAGGTCCGGGCGCTGGAGGAGCAGCCCGCCGAGCCGCGTGTGTTCGCCAACGGCGCCCAGCCGCCCGCGCACCTCCTGCGCGGCCAGGACCACGGCGCCCAGCCCGTCGACATGGCCAAGGCCCGCGAGCTGAAGAAGTCGCTGTACGGCGGCACCGCGGCCGAGCAGAACGAGGCCGCCAAGACCATGCAGTCCGCCGCGATCGAAGCGCTTCAGGCGATCCACCGGCGCGCGTAGCCGCCGCCGCTCCTTCCACCCGAACCCCGAACCCCCGGACGCGACGCGCCGGGGGTTTTTCGCATGCCCAGGAGGCACCCCTTGAGCGCTGCGCTCGAAAACGTGACCGAGGAGACGCTCGCCGCGATCTCCAAGGCCCAGACCACCGGCATCCTCACCGGGACCGGCGTCTACAGCTACGACCTCTCCGGCCTCGTCAACCTGATCCCCGTCGTCACGCCGTTCCGTGACATCGTCTCCCGCGTCAAGTCCCCGGACGGGAACCCGTACGCCGTGTGGCGCGCGATCATGGACACCACGTCGGCGCAGCCCGACCCGTCCATGGGCTTCGACTACGCGGCCAACGAGGTCGTCTTCAGCGAGCAGGACTTCCAGGCCCGCTACAAGCCGACCGGTCTCGCCGGCCTCGTCACCCAGGACGCGTTCGACCTGGGCGTCGGCTACGCCGACCCGTTCCAGGTCGCCACGTTCCAGACGCTGAACCAGGTCTTGATCGGGGACGACAGGAAATTGCTCGGCGGTCAGTCGTTCGCGCTGGCCCGGCCGGCCGCACCGACCATCGCCCAGTCCGCGACCGGCGGCACCATCGGCGCCGTCCAGGTGTACGTCGGTGTCGCGGCCCGTACCGGCTCCGGCTACTACTACGGCAGCGGCAACTCCCAGGGCAACAGCTTCTCCACCACGTTCGCGTCGGGCGCGTCCAACTCCCTGACCGCGACCGTCGGCGCCGTCAGGGGCGCGGTCGCCTACGACTGGTTCCAGAGCGCCAACGGCACGACCTGGTACTACTACACCACGACCACGGTCAACACCGTCACCTTCAACAAGGTGATCGCCTCGGACCAGGCGCTGCCGTCGGGCACGTCCGTCCCGGACCTCACCAGCTCGTGGAAGGGCACGGCGAACACCAAGCCGACCTTCAACGCCGCCGCGGACAACGGCTCCGCCAACGCCAACGACTACGACGGCTTCATGGCGTCGCTGTCGGGCGACTACAACGGCTCCGGCCAGTGGGTGCAGCCCGGCACCGGCACCGCGAACCCGTCGACCTACAAGTCGCTGGACGGCGCCGCGCTGACGTTCGCCGGCGGCCAGGTCCAGGAGATCGAGAACTACATCTTCCTGGCGCTCTGGAACCAGATCAAGGCGTCCCCGACCGCGCTCATGATGAACGCCGCGCAGGCCCAGGAGATCGCGAACCTGGTCCTGTCGTCGAACGCCGCGACCACGTTCCTCAACACCGACAGCAACGGCCGCATCTCCGTGACCGCGGGTGGCCGGGTCGGCGAGATCGTCAACGCTCCGGCCGGCGGCGTCACCGTGCCCATCGAGGTCCACACCTCGCTGCCCCCGGGCACGATCATCGCCCGCACCGACCGCGTGCCGTTCCCGCAGGCCAACATCTCGAACGTGCTCGAGTACCGCAACCTGCGGGACTGCGCGCAGTTCGACTACGGGATCTCCCGCATCGCCGGCACCGCCGGCGGTGGCCCGCGCCGCGAGTTCGAGATCCGCTCCGTGGGCGCGTTTGTGAACCGCGCCCCGGTCGCGATGGCGACCCTGTCCAACGTCGGCTAATCGCCCCCCGGTTGGGGCCCCGTAGCCGCGCGCTGCGGGGCCCCGGCCCGCGGTCCTCTTCCCTCACCCCATGATTGGAGCAGGCATGCGCCTGTACTCGCGCACGGGCGTCTCCGCCCTCGACGACCCCGAGTTCGGAACGTTCCACGCCGACGACGCCGGCGGCTTCGACTTCCCCGACGAGGTCTCCGACCGCCTCCACTCGTTCCACCACCGCGGCCAGCAGGTGTGGGAGAACGACGTCGAACGCCAGCAGCGCCTCATCTCCGAGGAGCTGGAGCGCCGCAAGGACCCCGCGACGCTGCTGTCGGCCGTGGAGCAGCTCGTGAAGGCGGCCTCCGCGACCGCCGCGCTCACCGCCACCCTCGAGACGCCGGCCGCGCCGGCGAAGAAGGCGCCCGCGAAGCGCGCCCCGAAGGCGGCCGACCAGTAACCCGCCGGCACCGGAGGAGGTGACCGCCCATGGACGGCACCCCATACGTGACCGCCGCCGAGTTCACCGCGCACCCCACCTACCTCGACCTCGAGACGCTACGGCCCGGCATCATGGACGCCGGCGCGCAGGCCGCGGAGCTGAGCAACGTGCTCCTGGCGTCGTCGGGGTGGGCCGACAACGTGTGCAACCAGACGCTCGGCGCGCATCGCGTCGACCTCGGCACCCGCGGCCGTATCGACCACGACGGCAACCTCGTCGTGTTCCCGTCGGACCGGCCCGTGCTGTCCGTCGCCGCGGTCTCCTACGGGTCGACGTTCTCCCGCATGACGTACGTGCCGGCGCCCACCGTCCGGGTCGACAAGAACCAGACGATGCTCATCCCCGTCGGCCGGGTCTCCACCCGCGGCCGGGTGTGGGTCGACATCACGTACACCGCCGGCTGGGTGTCCACACTCCTCGCCGCCGACGCGACGGCCGGCGCGACGACACTGACGGTCGCCGACCCCACCGGCATCGTGCCCGGCGCCACCTACCGACTGTGGGAGCCCGGCGTCGAGGAGACCGTCACCGTCTCCCCGACCTGGACGCCACCGGCCGTCACCACCGCGCCGGCACCGACCACGGTCACGCTCACCGCGCCGACCGCGCACGCCCACACCACCGGCTCCGGCTGGTCTGGCATGCCGGCCGATATGCGGCTCGCGGTCGTCAACTACACCATCAGTCAGCTGATGCGGCCCGACACCGCGGCGGAGGACTCCTACCCGGACACCACGCTCAGCGCTGGGACCCGGCAGGAGGACAGCCGTAAGGACGGCTCCGGGCTCGTCCGGGAGGCCGAGCGCATCCTCAGCTCGTACACGAGGCAGATGTGAGCGTTCAGACCGTCCTCGACGGGATCTGCCGGTACTTCGGCGGCGACTACGACGAACAGACCCGCTCCTACCGTTCGTCGCCGCTGACGGCCGCCGGCGTCGGCGTCGTACGCCGGGCGTGGCCCAAGCGCGATGACCACGGCGACTACTTCTTGGGCATGCCGGCCGGCACCCGAACCGGCTCCCAGATCGTCGTGTTCATCCCGCGGACCTCGGAGTCCCGTATCGCCCTCGGCGGCGCGCACGGCGGCATGAAGCAGGTGATCTACGAGGTCACGCTCAACTGCTACATCCGCTCCGCATGCGCGTACGCGGAGGACGCCCAGGACGACGTCCACGCCCTACGCGATGCGCTCATCGAGCACATGCGCCTGGACCGCACCCTCGGCGGGTCGGTGTTCCAGGCCGGCGAGCACATCGACGGCGGCATGGACGGCATCGACGTCCGGTTCAGCCAGTCGGAGACGAAAGCCGAACTGACCAAGTCGTTCCTCGAGGTCACGTTCGCGGCGATCGAGTTCGTCAGCGCCTAACCCGCGGCCGCCCCACCCCCCTTTGACCGCCCTCTCTGCCTGCGGAGCCCGCATGCCCACTTCCAAGACCCCCAAGGACGCGCCGGTGACGCAGGCTGCGGCCTCGGACGTCGACGCCCCCGTCGACGCGCCGGCCGCCGTGGCGGACGTCGAGCCCGTACCGGACGGCCCCGAGCCCGGCGTGTACGCGTACACGTACTTCGCCGACTGCGTGTACCCGCACGTCCCGCTCACCGCCCGCGCCGCGACCGACGACCGGCCGGCAACCGTCTTCGACTGGCCGTTCGGCCCGCCGGCGGACGGCCGCTGGACCAAGACCACCAAGAAGCCGAACCAGGCCGCGGACAACGACGCCGTGCCTCTCACCAGCGAGGAGTAACCGGTGCCCGGAACCCCCCAGACTTTCGCGCCCACCCGGCAGTTCGTGGGCATCGCCACGGAGACGATCCAGGGCACGCCGGTCGCGATGACGTCGACGATCCTCGTTGACGAGGTCAAGCCGAAGGACAACCCCACCTTCCTCGACGACAAGTCGTGGCGCGGCAGCATGGGTACCGACTCCTTCGCGAAGATCGCCGGCACGAAGAGTGCCGAGGTCGAACTCGGCGGCCCCGCCTACGGCGACGGCATCGGCTACTTCCTGCGGAACATCCTCGGCGACCTCTCGTACACCGGGACGTCGACCGGGACCGGCGGCACCACGTTGTCCGCCCAGGCCAACCCGGGCGCCACCTCGATCAGCACCCCGGCGTCCGTTCCGGCCGCCACGACCGTGCAGATCGGCGCCGGCGCGACCGCCGAGGTCTTCGTCACCGGCACCCCGACCGGCGCCGGCCCGTACACCATCCCGCTCGCCACCCCGACCGGCGGCCTCCAGTTCCAGCACGCCGCCGCCCAGGCCGTGCAGCCGGTGAACCCCCCGTTCACCCAGGCCCACAGCCTCCTCAACTCGGGGACCACGGCGCAGCCCGTCAGTCACACGCTGACGCACTTCCTCGGCCCGACGACGACGTCCGGCGCCCGCCAGTACCCGGGCCTGTGCCTGTCCGAGCTCGGCTTCAAGTGGAACGCCGAGAGCGAGTTGCTCACCTGGTCCGGGAAGGGAACCTCGTTCCCGTCCGTGCCGGCCGGCACGGCCCCCGTCGCGGCCCCGTCCACGGTGCTCCCCATCGCCTCCTGGCGCCTCGTCGTCGGCATCGGCGGCCCCGCCTCCGGCGGCACGCTCGTCTCCACCGTCACTGACGGTGAGCTGACCATCAAGCGGGAGCTGTCCCCGTACTACACGGCGAACGGCTCGCAGGGCCCGTACGTCATCCAGCGCGGCGGCCTCTCCGTTGAGGGCAAGTTGAACTTCGTCGCCGCCGACGAGTCCCCGCTGCTGTACATGCTCAACAACACCCAGCCGCAGCTCCAACTGTTGCTGGACAACGGCCTCACGGGCGCCAACAAGGTGACGTTCCAGATCGACTGCCAGATCGCGGCGTTCACCGACTCCGAGGCCGACGGCACGAAGAACGCCGTCGAGTACGGCAACAGCTTCAGCGCCGTGTTCAACACCACGAACGCCGGCGGAAGCGGCGGCTACTCGCCGATCAAGGTGTCCATCACCAACAACGTCCCGGCCGGCACCTACTAGGCCGGCCCCGGCCCCCCGCACCCCCTCGCCCTCCCCTCGATCGGAGAATCATGTCCACCACCGAACGCGTCCCCCTGCCCTCCGGCGCCTGGGTTCAGTTCCGCGACCCCCACACGCTGCGACGCGGCGACAAGCAGCGGGCCCTCCGCGCGGTCAAGGACACCGAGGGCGGCGACGTCGCCGCCGCCCTCGACCTCGTCAACGGCCTCCTCGTTGTCCTCATCATCGACTGGTCGTACCCGTTCCCGATCCCGTCCGAGACCCCGGCGTCGCTGGACCTCATCCCGCTCGAGGACGACGACGCGCTCGGTGAGGCCGTCGAGCCGGCCCGGGCGCTGCTGTTCCCGGGCAAGCCCGACGCGAAGGATGCCAAGGACCCGGCGTCCCCTACCGAGCCCTCCGCCGCCTAAGGGCACGGCTGGAGGGGCACACCGTCCCGCCAGGCCACCCGATCACACCGGTCGACGAGGCGTACGAGTACCTGTGGTACGCCGAGCGGTACCGGTGGACACCGGCCCAGGTCGACGAGATCCCGGCATGGCTGGACGTGTGGCTGCCCCAGATGGCCATGGAAGTGGACGCGGCGAAGGAAGCCGCCCACGAGAGGGCCATGCGCGACGCGGAGCGGGGGTGACCGCATGTCCGGCAGCGCAGTCCAGGTCATCGGCGTTCACGAGTTGATGGCCGCTATCGAGGGCCTGGCCGGGTCGCTCAGCACGGCGACCCGGACGGCGACAGCGCAGGCATCGCACCTCCTCGAGCGGGAGATCAAGCACGCGCTGTCGACGTCCAGCCACCCACCCGGCACGCCGACACCGTCCGCGCCGGGCGAGCCGCCGTCACTCATCACCGGCACCCTGCGCCGCTCCATCACCGTGAAGGGGCCGACCCCGCTCGGCCTCGGCCGGTGGGAGGCCCAGATCGGGCCGACGGCCGTCTACGGGCGGATCCAGGAACTCGGCGGCGTCACCGGCCGCGGCGGAGCCACCGAGCTACCGCCCCGCCCCTACGTCCGGCCGTCCTTCGAAAAGTTGGTCGCCGCCGGCGCGCTCACAAACCTCTTCCACTCCGCCTGGCGTGCAGCCCTGAACCGTCACTGACCGCGCCCGGGGGGCGCCCAACCCGTGAAAGGGGGGGGCGCCCGTGTCCGGTGGCGGAACACTGCTGCCGCCCGTCGTCGTCCGCCTCCTCGGCGACATGACCCAGCTCCGCGGCACCCTCGCCACGGCCCGTACGCAGGTCGACGGCACCGCCCGCGGCTTCCAGCAAGCCGGTGCAACCGCATTCGCCGGCCTCGCCAAGATGGGCCGCTCCGTCTCCCTGATCGGTGCCGGCGTCGGCGTCGCCTCCGTGAAGATGGCCGGCGATTTCCAGGCCGAGACGATGGTCCTGCACACCGCGGCCGGCGAGACCGTCAAGAA